GTTGTAATTGTTTTAGTTGTTTCAGTTCCATTAGCTGAACGTATAATTACTTGAATATCTGAATCTTGGACTATCTTGAATGTATAACTAAACGTTGTAGTTGAGCCATCACCACTATAACTGTTTCTAACTGTAGTTGAAGATATTGTCATATTTAGAAACCTTTAAACAATACAGATGGTTTAGTCAATAAAAACTCTTGACCACTATCTTCTTTCATTTGTCTTTCCATTTTTCTAAGATAACCAGGAGATAAAGTTTCCATTATTTGATAACCAATTGCATAATCAAATGCAGTTTTAGCATAAAATAAATTTAAAAAAGGAATATTTCCAACAACAGATTTATATGCTTGTCTTAATGCTGGATCTTTTTCACCTCTAATTCCATATTTAATTGCTTGTAGTGCATTAAATGCTTCCGTAGCAAATGGTCCAGCAGCTGTTGCCATAATTTCAGAACCAGTTCTTGTTTTAGAAAATAAGAAATCACCATAAATACCTAATCCACCACCCTGTAACATTGCTGCATAAAATGTATCTAATTTAGCAGGATCTTTTGGTGATTTTCCTTTTAATATATCTTTTGCTGTCATTGCTATATAACCAAATATTCCAGCACCAACTATTAGATTTGCAATTCCAAATAAACCTTTTGCATTTTGACCATCTTTAATAAATGACATTTCTCTTCCAAATGCTTTTTGTAGTACAGCAATAGGAAATGCTTTAAATTGGAAAAAGAATCTCCAAGCCTCACCAGGTACAGTTCCTGCTGTTAATCCTCTTTTCATAAAAGCTCTTGTTCTAGCATCAGGTTCAATAACTGCATAACCAGATCTATCTAAAAACATTCCTGATACTTTTGCTTTTAATATATCTTTATATAAATCTATTTGTCTTTGTGATGCTGTTTTTAGATTCATTAAATCTAATATTTGTTCTTTAGATAAATTATCTATATTTCTAACAGAGAAAAATTCTTTACCATCAACAGCTTTTTCAATATCTAATTTTCTAATTGCATTCCATAATTTTTCATCAATACCAAAATGAGTAATTAATCTTTTAAATCCAGTTTCTAGTTTTCCAAATTCAATTCCTCTTTGTTTTGCAACATAATTACTCATACCAAGCATAGCTCCTTCTTTTAAAGAATTAGTCCACCAGTTAAGTAAGTTTAATTTAAAGAATGTTCTTTGTAATTTTGTAAAATTTCTACTTAAATTATCTCCAACAGAATATCTTGCAGATAAATCATAAATAAGATTATCAGCCATAAATCCTAATTGTTCTGCTATTTCTTGTTTTCTTGCTGTGTTTTTGATTTTAGCTAAATTACCCATAGCTTCAGCAATTCCACCTAAATAAGTTCTACCTTGATATGATAATTCTTTTGCATACAAATGAATGTCAGCCATAGCAGAAACAACTGCACCACCCAGTTTAGCCATTGACAATATAGATCTAGTTATTGCTGACCATTTAGCACCACCAGAATGACCAATCATATTTACAGATCCATCTATTTCTGCAAATTGATAATCATAAGTTGAGTCATTATTACTAATATCATCTACATACTTTAATTTTTTTTCTTTTGTTAATTGTTTTGCTATAGAACTTTTTATTAATTGAAAATTTTCTTTAGGTTTAGTTCCAAGAGTTGTAATCATTCCTATATTTCTTCCTGCACTATTTAATCCATAAAAGAAAGATTCTCTTAAATTTCCTGATCCAAATTTAGAATTGTAATCAAACCAATCATCTGAAGTTTTAAAATGAAGAATTCTTTTTGCAGCTAGTTTTTTAGTCAAATCTCTAGATCCAAAAACACTTGAAGAACCTTCTGCAAGAATATGACCATTTCTTACTAAAGAATTCCAAGTAAATGCAAAAAATTCATCTTTATTATCAAAACCATCAAATGTTCTTTCATCTAGTTTTGGCATTATATATTCTTTCCAAGCATTAAAATTTCTTTCAACAGAACCATTAAACTCAGCAACATTTTTATTATCTTTTAATTTTAAAACATCTGCAGCATTTCTAATTTGCATTGGATCATGAGTTTGTCTTACAATCCAACCAGGCAATCTATCTATATTAGCACCAAGATTATTTAATTTTTTTCTAACAGATTCAGAAAATTCAGACATAATTCTAGCCATATTAACAATGTCTTTATTTTTTTCTGTAATAGGTTTATCAGATCCTATTTCCCAAATAGTTCTTGCTGTTCTTCTATCTATATCTTCATTAGCTTCAGCAAATAATTCAACTAAATTATTTTGTCTTAATTTTTCTTGAAAACCACTAACTAACATTCTGTATTCAGAAAGCTGAGCAAGAGCAACAGAAGCACGAGAACCTACTCTTTGTAGGTTACTACCAACTAATATAGCAGTTAATCCTTCTGCTGGATTGTTTGGAAATTCTCTAAGAACATATTCAACTGTATTTCTAATTCTAATTTCATCTTCTAAAGCATTTCTTTGTTTTAGTTTTTTTGCTATTTGTTGTTCTTTTAAAATTTTATTAGCAACCTGTTCTGATAATTCATTATCTAAGTTGTCTAATCTAACTTCTTTCTGAGCATCTTTAATACTTTGAATAATATCTTCTGCTTTTGCAGACGAAATAGAAGATCGTTTTAATGTTTGTTCTAATCTATCTAAACATCTATCTTTTGCCATAACTACCTTCCATTAACACAATTAATACTATCTTTAATTGCATCTTTTAGTTCAGTTTCTTTTGTATTAAATTCTTGTGTTTCAATTCTTGCTTGTTTTAATTCTGCACTTTCTTCAATGTTTAAATCTTTTTGTCTTTCTTTTATAATATTTAATTGATCTTCTATAGATCTATTTTCTAAATCTAAGTTTCTTTGATCAATATCTTTTTCTCTTAAAGTAGTTTCTACTTTTTCTAAATCTAAAGAATCTTCTTTCTTTGTATTTCTTACACCTTTATTTTCATCAGTTACTACTCTTTGAGTTGTATCAATATTTTCATCAACAACTCTTGTAGTATTAACTCTTTCATTAATTGGTACAACGTCATTGATTTGAGCTTCTCTAAGTTTAGGATCAAGATCAGCAATAGGTTTAACATTAACAGGATTATCTTCTATTAAATCTGATAAAGCTCTAGTTAATAATAATCTTCTAGTTGCTGGATCTGTTTCAGCAAGTTCTTTCATAACTCTTGATGTTTCAGGATAATATTCTCTATATAAATTTACAGCAGGATCTTCTCCATCTACAATACCAGCTTCTCTTCTAGCAGCATCAACTCTATCTTCAAATGCTCTACGAGTTCTAAAATCTTTTAATGCACCTGCTCCTACATGAAGTCCACCACCAATAATAGATCCAAATGTTACGTTTAAAAAACTATCCATTAATCCATAATCAGCTTGTTCTGCTGTTGCTGCTGTTAAAACAATTGGTTCAACTACTGCAGCTCCAACTGCTCCTTCTACAACACCTCTTATTCCTCTTGCTTTTGTTAATCCTTGTCGTGCAACTAAAGATGCAAATCTAGCCTCACCAACAACTGGTATAAATGCTGATGCAATGTTAATTGGATCTGCAATACTAACAGCTAATGATGTAGCAAGTTTTGCTCCACCAGTATAAAAACCAGAATTAAAAGGATTAAAAGAACCTTCTGGACCACGAGCTATAATGCTTTGTCTTTCTTTTTCTAAAATCTTTCTATTAACTAAAATATCAACTGTAGATTGCTTTTCATCTTGTTCAAATAATAAATCTAAATTAGAATATTTTGAATTTAATTCATCTCTTGGTATTAGTGGCTCAAGAGTATCTTCATTTCTATTAGCTTCTAATTCAAAGAAACGAATAGCGGCAGGCAATGGATTGAAGTTCCAAGCATCTTCTGCTGTAGCACCTAATGTTTCTCCTAATGTTGATTTATATAAATCATATCCATTAGTTTTGGCATTTTCGTTAGTATCTAAACCAAAACCTATATTAGCCATATATTTTATAATCCGCCAAAATATTTTAAATTAGTCTGTGTTTTCTTTTCTTTTCTTTCTTTGGCAAAATCTATGTTTAAATTTGTAGTAGGAACTTTAAATGAAGAATCATCAAAATTCATTTTAATCAATTCACCTTTTTTATTTTCAATTAAAGCAATAGTTCCGTCAGCCAAAGTTACAGATAATACAATTCCATTACCATCTGCTGTATTTACCCACATACCATTTTTTTGTATTTGTACTTTAATTGCTTTATTTAATTCATCGTTAGTAACTTTAGGATCACTAGATCCAAATGGTGCAATATCTAATTGATCAATAAATTTTTCTTTTATTATGTTTGCTTTAGTTTCAATGTGCTGTCTTTGTGAATCTGAAAGACGTTGGTTGTTATAAATTTTAGGAATAAAGTAAGTATCTTTTATATCAAAGTTTTCAGTAATATATCCTGTTGCTTCTTTAACAGCTTTTGAAGGATCTTTACCTGCAAATATTTTGTTAGCAGCAATATAAGTTACAACATCTTGTATATCAGATATTTCTTTTAATGCTTTTTCTGTGTTAAATGGATTTGATTTTACTATAACTTGTTGGAAACCAGATAATTTTGTAGCAACACTTTTTCTTAAATCATCTTTACTAATTTTATCATTGTCTTTTAAGAACTGATCTAATCTTTTTCTTTCTTCTTTATTATCAACGCTTGTTGCTTGAATAGCAAAATTTTCATCATTTAAATAAGAAACAAGTTTAGCAGTAATTGGTAATTCATTTTCACTTAATTGAGTTA